CGATTGCGCTCTCGAACGGAACAGCTATTGCTGCGAATCCGTATAGCGATAGCGTGTCGGTCAAGGTCGAAACATCCTGAGCGGTTAGGCGGGTGCCTGAGCCGTTTGACTCCATGGTTAGAAGCGCACGTGAGTTTGCTAGGTAAGCCAGGGTGTCGCCTAGGGTTGGGTCAACAACTACTGGAATTCCCCAGATTGAACCGGTTAGGTCGTTGTTGGCGGTAGCGAAGGTGTTTGAACCGTCGTTGTTTACGTTCACGATTGGACGGCCAGCGGAGTCGGCAATCTTCATGAAGTATTTGTAAGCAGCTGGTCCACAAAGGATGAACTCGGCGTTTAGACCAGAGTTAGCCTTGATGTATTTGACACCGTCGATTAGACCTTCGATAACAGAAGCAGCAGTGCCACCGTCTAGATCCATAACCTTGCCAGTGAAGTCAAGGGCAGCAATCTTTGCCTTAGCAGCGGTGTTGGTTGCGTTAGCGTATGCAACGGCTAGTGCGTCGAATGCGATACCGGCGTAGTCAACCGAGCCACGTAGAAGAGCCTGCTTTGAAACAGTGGTGTAACCGCCGTAGGTGTCTACGTTGGTCGAGATGCTGTCGATGGTTAGGTTACCGAACGATAGTGCTTCGTTCTCTGGGTCCTGCTGGCCAACTGCAAGGGTGTTCGCAGTGATAGCAGCGTATTCTACGGTCATGCCGGTAGCAGGTAGAACCGATGACGACCAAACGTTCCATGATGGACGGTTAGCGTCGATTAGCTTGTTGATGTAACCAATGTAGCCAGGAGCAGCATAGGTGTCAGCCGAAGTCGAAGCAGCGTTAGCTAACTCGATTGCAGCGGTCTCGCCCTTAGCGAATGCCTGAGCATACTCACCAAAAGACTTGTATTTCATGTATCCAGGTGCAGCAGGTGCAACTGGCTGGGCGTGTGCTTCAACAGTGCGACGAAGTTCTGCAACTTCATCCTTCACCGAAGCAACTTCAAGTTCAAAGTTTTCCAACTCGGACTCGCTTTCTGTTTGGGTAGGGGTTATTTGTGGTGCTTCTTGCTCTGGCTCAATAAGAGAGTCAGGAACATGATTGAACGGCAACTTAGTCAAATCAAATTTGGCAGCCATTCGGATTGGTTCAGTGATTTCATCCACAAAACCTGCGGCATAAGCTTCATCAGCGTTATACCAAGTTTCAGCGTCAAGAACAGCAACTAGATCATCAGTTGCCATGCCTGTTTTGGTCTGGTAGGTGTTTACCAGAGTGTCTCGAACCTTGTCGAGCAAATCTGCGTGCTTGCGTAGGTCTTCAGCAGTTCCGCCAGCCATAACACTAGGGTTGTGCACCATGAACAGTGAGTTGCCGGACATGATGACCTTTTCGCCAGCAAGTGCAATGATTGTGGCAATAGAAGCAGCGAGTCCGTCGATGTAGCTGGTAACGGTCGCTGGGTGGCGTTCTAAAGCGTTGGCAATTGCTATGCCGTCAAATACTGAGCCACCTGGAGAGTTGATGTGCAAGTGAATGTTCTTTGAATTGACTTTTGCAAGTTGTTCAATAAATCCTTTAGCAGTAACACCTTCACCGAAGAAGTCTTCACCGATTTGGTCATAGACAAAAATTTCGGTTGTGTCGTTTACAGCGTTACGTATTTCAAACCAGTTATTAGACATTTAGGCCTTCTTTTTCGGCAGCGTATTCGGGAGTGATGATACCGGCGGCGATAGCGTCAGCCCACATTTTTAGACGGTCAGACTTAGAGAGAACTAGGTCTTCCCACATGAACTCAACACGCTGGCCACGTGGTAGGCAGTTGCTGAGTGCGTCTTGGATTGGGCGAGTGTATGCCTGTATGGTCTCACGGTAGAATGCCGATTCTTCGTCGACCAAGTTTGAGTAAGTGTCGCTGGTTCCGTCAACACCGGTCACTAGCTTGCGTGGTGGGATACCAAACAATCTGGCAATTTGCTGAACCGACTGAGCAGACACTTCAGTGAACAACGCTTCAGACGGCTTTAGTGCAATCTGCTGGTATTCAAAGCCTGAACCGAGAACAGCAATCTGTCGAGTGGATTGTTTAGCGTTCCAAGTGTTCGTGATGGTCTGAGCGTCGTCAGGAGTGATTTCCTTGCCAGTTCTAAGCACACCAGTAGGCACACCACCAGCACTAAACCAGTTCGCCTGGTAATCACGTAGATCGAGTGCGCCAACGATGTCTTGTGAACACATGTCGATTGGTGATGGACCTTTGAGCCAGCCAGCACGTGGGAAGAGCTGTAAGTGTTCAATCTCTCGAGCAGAGTAAACCTTGTCCAGGTAAACGTATTGGCGTGCAGCGTTTAGTGCGTCTGTCTCGGTCTGAACCTGAACCTGCCACGCAGGAATCTGCATTACGTCGTTGACACGGCCAGCAGAGTCATAAGACTTATACCAAAAGGCATTGCCATAGAGTGCTAGGTCGGTTGCGGTCGAGTAGATAAACTCGTGACGCTTCATGACTAGCGAAGGGTTGTTCACGAACGAAGGGTTTTCAATAACCATTTCCATGCCGGTGGCATAACGCTTAGTGATCAAACCAAGATTAGAAACTGTGGTGGCAAGTATCTGAACGCTGCGCCATACGGCTGTGAGTGTCAAAGCACTTTCGGGAGTGGCTAAAGTCGTTGAGCGGGAAGGGATGACGGGCGTGACTGCGTTGTTCACCTTCGGGGTTCTTAAAATGCGTTGCCAGATACTTGCCATCGCATAAATAATAATGCAAAGGTCTTACATTATGTCAAGTAAATCGGCGTGTCTAATAAACGCCAATACCGGTCGGTCTATCCAACGAAGCAACATAAACACCTAGGGTCATAGCGATCACTGCGTCAATTTCGCCTAAAGAATCACGCCTAGACAAATACCAATTCTCACCAACATACCTGGCAACGCCACGTGGCATTTGAGCGATAAGCAACTGGTCGGTCTGATTCCATGACACTAGGTTTTGAGTGAACAAGCTGAACGTGGTCGAACATGCAGCTGCAACTTCCTTACTCCACAATTGCCACATCGGATACTTGCCGTCTTTGAGACGCTTCTGCAAGTTAGGTAGGCGTGAGCCATCAAGCACGATGGCGGTGGCTTTCGTGCGACGGTAAACATCGACCAGCAACTCGAACAGTCTGGTTTCCGACGGATTGCGCAAAGACGCAACAAGTTCGGTCTGGATAATGCCGTCAACCTTCTTAGCAGCACTAATCGTGGCGTGGTCTAGTTTGGTGGTCACGTCAAGGCTGATAACGCACCCAGTGATGTCTTCAATGCCGTTACCCATGTTGGCGTAGAACACCGGTGTCGGTAGCCAAGACTCAGACGCACCAGAGATGAACTGGTTGAGCCGGTAACGTCGGGCTTCGTGTTCGGGAATGGTGGCTAGGTCTCCAAGTATGCGATCTAGTGGAATACGGCCACACTCGACGGCAGGGTTGCTTGCCAAGATGGCTTCAGCGTCGACTGCTGAGCCTTCGGGTGCTTCCCAGCAGAAGAAGCCAAAGCGTTCCAGCGCAGGGTCTCCGTTGGCAGAGCGTTCGCCTTGCTTGTAAAGGTCGATAAGTGTTTCGGAAGTCGAGTCGCCAGCGGTGGTAATGCCGATGATGATTGCTCCGTCTCTAGTTCCGTTGGGGTTCGGATAGATTTGCTGGCTGGCTGCGGTTCCCTGCACCATGGCGTTCCACATTCCTTTGCGAGCGAGGTGAACTTCGTCAAATAAAATCGTGTCAACTTTGATCCCTTGAAGGCTGGACTCCTTCGCAGGCTTTACGTCATACCTGGATAAACCATCAGCTGAGACAATGCCACGGCGTTCAGTCGTCTTCTTGAACATCTCCTTCAATTCAGGATTAGCCATAATCGTGTGAAGAACTCGGTCGTAAATAATTCGGGCTTGGTCGGATGAACTCGCCACACCTAGCACTTGCCCGGTTCTCATCGTCAATCCCCAGATTCCGCCAAGGATGCTGGCTATGAGTGACTTGCCGCTCTGTCTCGGGACTGAGATTATTACACTTCGGAACCTGAGAGTCCCAGCAAGAGTTTGGTCTGGCCAATCAAGTGGGTAACGCTCCAGCACGTGACGAATCAACCACTCTTGCCATTCATCAAGTTTGAGGCCTTCTGGATTGTCTGCATCTCGGTAAGCCAATTTCACGATGTCCAACAACTTGTCAGCATCGGTTACGAAATCGGGCGTAAGTGGCTTAGTCCACCGAGCAGGAAGAAGCATTAGCGTTTCAGAAGTTCACGCAGCGGATTCACTTCAACTGGCTTGCCAATCATGGCCTTCAGTTCGTTGATGGTCTTGCGAAGTTCACCAGCGGTCGATGTTTCGCCTTTGTCGTCGTAACGAGAAGCAAGAGCGAGTGCCAGGTCAGCATGAACCTGAGACTCCACATCAAGCTCGAGCGTCTCAATCCACTTCTTAGTTGTTTCGTAAATCATTGGTTTCCTATCTGCTCCAACCCTAGTC